AAAGAATATCAGGAAACATGGTCATTGATGGCACATTGACTGCTGACCAAATCAAAACCAACTCGCTGACTGCTAATAAGTTTACAGGTGCAACACAAGAAAGCTACTACAACTATTTTGATGCTCAATCAATCGGCTTTAATACCTACGTTACTTTGCATGAGTTTGAGATTCCTTCTACTGAATTAGACCTAGTTAAAGGTCGGCATATATCGGTTGATTGGTATGGTTTATTAGTCACAGGAACATCAGCAACAGTAGGAAGCACAATCTATTTATATATTGAAGTGCAAGTGCCTACTGATACACCTAGCTTTAGAGGCATAGGTATAGCAACTCACGATAGTTACCCTGTATCTGGTTTCCAAAGAGTATGGGTTGAAGGTCAGGTTTTGAACAGATTTGGTGTAGGTCAGGTTGGGGGTTCATCTACTTATAGAACCTACAGAAACTTGCACTATGTGGAAAATGAAGAACAAGCTCAACTCGTAGTAAATGGTACTTTTAGTGGTTCTATATCTACTAACTGGACTGCTGTTGGCGGCTCACTGGTTAACCAGTTTGGCTCACTAGCCTTGATTGAACAAGATGACAATTCAGACAGGGCGTATTTTTACCAAGCAGTAACAGTTGAAGCAGGTCAACGCTATCTGTTCAGTGCGAATAACAGTAGCTACAGCACTGCATCTGGAAAATTACACATTTCTACAAGCACAGACATTGAAGATGCTATTTATTCTTCAGTTGATTACAGCAGTTCTAGTAGTGCTACAGATAAAAAAATAATCACAATCCCATCAGGCACTACGACTGTTTACGTGATGGGCGAGGTTACATCTACAACCGATGGTGACCAGCATTCTTTTGATAACTTTAGTCTAAAAAAATTAATCAATAAAACTTATGTTGATATTTCAACAAGTGGCGGTGCTGTTGTATCTACATCAAACCCGACACAGATTTACCATCATCCTTTCGGCAGTGCATCTGGTGGCACTTGGGCTGTCGTTACTCAAAGAATAATGAGTTTTAGGTCTAACCCATATACTAGTTATTTTAATATGAGGGCAGATGCTTACTTAGGCATTGAGCGTATTAATTTGAAATGCAGAATAAGGGCTAGACACTTTTTCAGTGGTGATACAATTACAACTCAAGATGGTGTTGTTAATGTTGAATCAAGAATGACAGGGGAGCAACACGAGTCATGATAGTTATAGGATATGAACAAAAGATAACTGCTGAGCCGTATCACGAATATATAGAGGTGAGCAGACACAGCACAAAAGAAGATGCTGAAACTGCTATGGCAGATGTGCAAACCGCACAAGCAAACAATGCTGATTTGCTGTTATACTTTTACGGAGTAGCAACAAGCGATTCAGAGTACAAAATAAATTTAGTTATAGACCCAGAATAGAGGCAATACAATGTCAGCAGGAAACTACGATATAACGATAGACCAAGGTTCAGACTTTAAACTGACTTTGGTTATTAAAGATGGCGGTGCAGTTAGAGACTTAGATGGGCATTTAGCCAGAGGGCATTTGCGCGAGTCTAAAGATTCTAGCCGATATTGGGCTTTCGATTTTAGCGACAGCAGTTACGACAGCAGTGGAACACTAGTAATGAAGATGGCGAATGATGTGGTTGCTGATGATGCATCTACTGTACTGTCAGAGGGAAACTATTTTTACGATGTCGAAATATACACTGCTAGTGATGCGACAGTAGAGCGAATATTACAAGGCAAGGCAAAGGTCACAAGAGAGGTGACTAGATAGTGGGTGTCTCAGTTACTGAAAATGTAACGACTGTAACAGCGACAGGTGATGTAACTGTAGAGATTACAGAAAACACCACCAGTGTTGCGGTGTCTGATAACACAGCTACTCTTACTGTTCAGCCATCTGCAACATCTGTATCTGTAACAGGTAACACAACAGCTATTAATGTTACTAGCACAGATACTGGAATAAATGTCACAAGTGATTTTATTGGAACAAGCGGCAATCAGAGAATCGAACAAGGCACGCTTTACATCGAATTAGACAAGGCAGATGGTCAAACAGATGGTGTTTATAATGACATAAGCAGAGGCTTATTAAGATTAGCAACTACAAACAGAAACAATGCAGGGCAGTTTATACAGTTTAGAGACAGTACTACTGGTGGCACTTGGGATAGAACAGGTGGCATTGGGATGAGAACTAATATACCTGCCAGTAGCCTGTTTATTGGCGCAGTTAATGTTGGATTGCATTTCACATCCGCCTACGGCACAAGTTTTATTCTTCCTTGTGATGAACAAGGAAATAATAATAATAATGTTCAATTAGGTGCGGCTGGCATTCCATTTGTGGATATATATTCACAGGATGGCACAGTATCCACATCAGATAAAACAAAAAAACAAAACATAGAAGAACTGAGTGAAGCTGAAAATAATGTAGCTTTAGCCTGTAAGGGGTTGCTTAGAAAGTATAAATGGAAAACAGCCGTTGAAGAAAAAGGTGACGATGCTCGATGGCATTTTGGAATCATGGCTCAAGACTTACAGACAGCATTTTCTGATGGCGGTTTAGATGCGAGTGATTACGGAATATTTATCAAAGAAGAAACAGAAGTTGATGGTGTTGTAGAAACTACATACGCTGTTCGCTATAATGAACTTTTGGCATTTATTATTGCCGCTATTTGAAGGAATTACCATGTTAGCCGAAGAAACAAAACAAAGCCTAGATGTAATCGCGGCATCCACTGGCATAATGTCTTTAGCGGCTTGGTTGCCACCTTTGGCTAGTTTATTCACTATCATTTGGTTAGGTATTAGAATTTACGAATCTGACACTGTACAGAAGTTGTTGCCGAAAAAGTGAAAAGACTAGCTACCTTATGGCTACTTTCATCAGTAGCTTTAGCTAATGAGCAGGGTAGTCTAAACAACTATCATGGCGAGAATAGCGTAGCTAACAGCAATAACACAACTACTGACACAAGCACCAAGACTGAAAATACCTACAATGGCGCAGGAGCGGCTAGTGAAATTCCAGTAGGCTCTGCCATCAGCCCTACCTTTATGTCTAACGGAACTGATACTTGCTTGAAAGGCATAGCGGGTTCAGTGCAGACTGTTGCTATTGGGTTTAGTTCAGGCAGTTACACCTTAGATGTAGACTGCACAAGATTAAAATATTCACGAATGCTATCTGCTCTTGGGTTAAAAGTGGCGGCAGTGTCTATGCTTTGCCAGAGCGAAGAGGTCTACAAGTCGATGCTCTTAGCGGGTTCACCATGCCCTTTTATAAACAATGGGAGATTAGTAGCGGGGAAGCGGGGGTTGATGCTAATAAAGCAGAACCCAGAACTATATATTCCTGATTACAAAAAGAATCAGAAGTATTATAACGGCATTCTCCAAATAGGTAAGGTAAGCGAAGATGTGGAAGAAGATAGCATTTCTATTAGCGATAAGTACCGCAGTACAAAGCAATGAACTTGATAACCTGATTGACAGCAGTTCTGCTATTGTTAGTCAGATTGATACTGGCGTTAAGCTAGTTGGTGCGGCTACCGATTACGCGCACACTGGTGGCGGTTTATCTGATGGCACATTGTCTAGCACAGCGCACATTAGCGCAGAGCAGGTTGATGCCTATAATTCTGCCTTGTCCAACATGACTAACTACCAGTCTTATGGCGCACCAGTGAAAGAGGTGTTAGAGAATATGGCGATAAATTCCCTAGCAGAAATGGATCAGGCTATCGGTACGTTTACAGAAGTTGTTGTAGATATGATCGCAGTACAGCAGGTAGCAGAGAAAGCAGAAACAGCAAGCACCCCCAAGCAAGAGGAAGAAGTGCAGACCTTTGTTGCTGATAATCAGGATATGCTAACGATCACACAGGAAGAGGTAGACACATACAATACCAGTGTTGACCAGATTGAGACATCAGCTAACGAGGCATCAGCTTACCTAGCCGTAGCAAACAGTGAAGCCGCAGACTTTCTACAGCAGAGCATAGAAGATAACAACACAACATCTGCTGACGTTAATATTTTCTATGATGCAGGAGCGCAGTGGGTAGCGATGGGTTACAACACAACTAGAAACCTAACAGTCGTGATGCTTAACGGCAGTGGTAATTACGGACTTGATATGTACTACAGTGAGGCAGACATTCTTGCACTAGGTACAGAGTCAGAGTTCTATAAAACATCACCTGTCGGAATGGGTTATGATTGTTTCTTTGAGATGGATTGTGAGCAATGATTGAAGACAGTGAGTTGAAGATAGGCGGTCAGACTTTTAAGGGCGCATGGATTGCAGTGGTTTTAGCGATTGGCTCTACCATTGGCGGTGGCGTTTGGACAGCATCTAGCCTGTATTCACGACTAGAAGCAGTCGAGTCGGTACAAGTTCCAGACGTAGCACCTTTGCACGAATCCATACAACTTATAGAACAACAGCTTAAAGACAACGATATAAGCCAGTTAAGCGCGAAATTAGCCACTTTAGGCACGAACCTGATAACTATATCCTCTCAGCAAGAAAGGCTCTTAGAAATCACTACAAGCGTATCTAAGCTAGAGAAAGATATTGAGACAATGCGAGCGATAGTTGCTAAGGCTGAACTGGTTGTAGAAGATGTGAACCAGATCAAGGCTAATTGGGAAACGGCAAAGACTGAGTATGACGATATTTGGCAAGCGTTAGATGCCCTAGCCATGCCTTTATAACAGGAGAACAAACCATGTGGATGAATTTAATTGCACCAGTAGCCAAGTTAGCAGGTGGCTACATGAAGAACAAAGCAGAAGAGAAACAAGCTAAACACAAAGCCAAAATGAACATGATAAAGAATGATGCCGACTGGGAATCTAAGATGGCAGAGGCTTCAAATTCGTCATTTAAGGATGAGTGGTTTGCAGGAATTTTGAGTTTGCCCCTGCTGTTTATTGGCTATGCTGTTGGCGTAGATGACCCTGCTATCATTGATAGGGTGAAAGAGGGCTTTAATGCGTTAAATGAATTGCCTGATTGGTATCAATACTTACTTTTCATAGCAGTTAGTTCTAGCTTTGGCATCAAAGGCGCAGACAAAATAATGAAGATGAGGAAATAATATGTACCAGTATCACAAAGACAGACCAACGCCACATCTGTTTCACGATATTGTCAAAGGAAATATGTGGGATACAAGACCACTAAACATCTTTGGTTTTAACCGCACAATAGGTACAGCGTTTGAGACTATTTGGGATGATGGCGGGAACTATACATTCCCTACATCAGCCGTACAGATGACAGCAGTATCGTCATCAACACTTGACACGATGGATGTTTTAATTAGTGGACTTGATGCTAACTATGCAGAGATCAGCGAGACAGTAACCCTGACAGGCACAGTTGCAGTGACTACTACCGCATCATTCCTACGCATAAATTCAGCTATTATTCTGGCAGGTTCTAACGTAGGTAACATAACAATTGCGAATGGCGGCACGACCTATGGCTTTATCGGTGCTACTTTAGGCACAACGCAATCCAGCGTCTACACTGTACCCGCAGGTCATAGTTTATATTTACTAAGAATTGATGTATGCTCAGGTACTAACAACGGACAGAAGTTTTTAACATTTAGGAATGTTGTAACTACTAGTGCAGGTCGGACTTTACGAGTAGCAGAAGCAACATTTTCAACAAGCCAAGTTAGCTTTGATCGCCAAGTACCATTCAAGATAGGCGAGAAATCAGACTTTCACTTTGAAGCTAAAAGCAGTTCTAGTGAAAACGAAGTCAGCATTTTCTTAGAAGCTATACTGGTCAAAGACGATTAGAGGTTAATATGACAGACGAAAAAAAGGCTAAAGCAAAGCCTAAAAAAGAAACAAAGAAGGACAGCTACTTTACAGAGCGAGAACTTAAGTGCCGCCATACTGGTGAGTACAAGTTTGATGAGGAGTTTCTTGATCTGCTAAACAAGATCAGAAAGGAATGCGATTTTCCTTTTAGAGTCACTAGTGCATACAGACATCCGACTCACCCAAACGAGTCGCGCAAGCAAGCAACAGGGGCGCATTGCACCGGCAAGGCTATCGACATTGCAGTAAGTGGAGCGCAAGCAGTAGAGCTCGTTTCTGTAGCTATTGCTAACGGAATTACCCGCATTGGTGTAGCGCAGAAAGGTAATAACAGATTTATTCACTTAGACATCTGCACTAAAGAAGACTTTCCAGACCGCGATTATTTCCCAGAGGAAGCAATCTGGTCGTATTAGTTTCATAGTAACTCCCATTGCCTCACTTATGTGGGGCTTTTTTTTGCCTAAAGTTAAATTAACTGTTGACATTGTCTAATAAAACCTTTACTATGTTGGTGTAATTAATCAAATAAGGTGGTAAATATGAGTAAATTTTTACAGCAAATTGAAAAGCGTATAGGGAAAAAAAGAATGAATCTTGTCTCTAACATTACTGACGATGGCGAGGTAATGATTGTTGATCTAAAAGATGGTTATTGCAATCCATACGCAGGCGAAATAAGTTGGGTTTATGGGCATGATTGGGAAGACCCGCTGTATGAGATATTTGATGATCTCAAATATTGGCTAGATCTTGTTAGATATGATGAAGAAATTTGGAAGTGGCACACAACCTAAGGAGTTAACATGACAGACATTAACAAACTTTCTGACTACGAAAAAGGCGAATGGGACTGCACGCACGGCTACCCTGTTCGAAGCGATTGTGAGTCAGACGAATACTACAGAGGCTATGGCGAGACGTATGCCAAAGAAGCAAATGCAACTTGGTACTCTGAGCAAATCTTTGAACCATTTATAAAACAAACTATGGGAGAAAAATACAATGAAATCTAACGTATGGAAAACGCTATCTGCTATTGATGTGTCTAATCACATTGACACTAAAGGCGGCTTGCATTATCTATCTTGGGGGTGGGCTTGGTCTACCCTTTGCGAACACTATCCTGATTCTAGCTACAGCTACACCGAACCTAGATGGTGCGAGAACACCAACACAGTAGAGGTCGAGGTAACAGTAACAGTAGAAGGTAAGGCGGTCACTATGTGGCTACCTGTTATGGACTTTAGAAACAAGGCTGTTGAGAACCCAACAAGCAGAGACATATCTGATGCGCGTATACGCTGTTTAGTTAAGGCGATTGCAATGCACGGATTAGGAATGTGCTTGTACATGGGTGAGGTTAAGCCGCAGAAAGTAACTGATGCGACTAAGGAAAAGGAAGCCTATCAGGACATGATTGTTGACCTATTGCCTAGCGTTAAAGCTATCAAAGACGGCATAGCGGCTAATGATTATTCGACAGCAAACGAGGCATGGAAAGAACTAACAGATGTTGAGAAACAACTTTTATGGCGCGCACCGAGTCGTGGTGGAGTGTTCAGCACTCAAGAACGCGCTATTATGAAAACCACTGAATTTAGAGAAGCCAACTAGGAGAAGATGATGAAGAAGTTAATAATAGTTTTAAGTTTACTATCAATGAGTACAGCAGTTTACAGTTCATGTTTCTGGACTAAGATTGCCGAGATCAAAGGACAGGGTGGAGTTATTTGCACATGGAGATGTGGCTTTGGCTCACAAGCAGTTCACACAACAACTAGCGGCATGGCATTTTGCCCAAGACCACGATAGGAGAAGATGATGAAAGTAGGAATTAATGTAAGAATTGACGTAACTAAGATTGATAAATCACGACTATACAAGGGTGCGAAAGGAACTTATTTAGACCTGACCACCTTTGTTGATACTGTCGAGCAAGACCAGTACGAGAACAATGGCTTTATCAGCCAGAGTCAGACCAAAGAAGAGCGCGATGCAGGG